ATGCAGGTGAAAAAAACTAAGACAGGGAAACTCAGTATAGTCCTACCGCTGGAAGTGAGGGAGCGTGTTTGGGAGGTGCTCTGTAATATGTGCGAAGATCAAAGCGTAAAGCAGATGATCAATCCTCTTCAAAGTCATGAAGAGATAACTATGAAACTCTATCTGGCCACCTGCCAAGAGATTTTAACCTCGAAGAGTTTTCACCTACAGGCTACTTGGGAAACCAGAATGCTTTTCAAAAGATCGGAAGCAATCGTGATCATGTGGCTGCTTAGAAATTTTAAAGAGCTTCCTCTTCTCGACCTCAAATCCTCACTCCATAAATCACTTTTATAATGGCTGAAACACTTCAAGAGTTGCAAAACGAAATCAGGCTAAAGCAAGAGGAACTTGCCTTGGCCTACGAGGAGGCAGATGTAGAGCAGATAGCTGAGCTGGAAGCTGAAATTGACGAGCTGCAAAGAAAACACTTCAACCTTAAACGCACGGACCGATGAAACTGATTGAAGGAAAACCCTACATCGAGTTTAATGAGATGGTGGATTGTGGTTTTAGTGCCAACTACTTGCGCAAAGCAAAAAGTACAGGAACAAAATGTTGGAGCTTCATTGACGACCCGGCAGACAAGCGCAAAGTATTGATTGATTTTGAAGCCCTGAAGGATGAGTATAAGAAAAAGGTAGAAGCTCGCCTTGGCAACCCATACGAACGAATAGCCAAGCAACCCATCCGAGACCTTATTAAATGGGATGACAAAGCTGAAGAATTTTATCTCGCGCACCGCTATACTGGCACCGATGGCCAACCGAAACCACTACCTGTTGAGCATGTAAAGAAGTACACGATCGCAGCCAATTTTCTGAACATGCTAAAGAAGATGACTGAGGAGAAAAAGACTATTAAGAAGCTGCTCAACCTGACTATCACAGACTTTTATCTCAACTGCATGGAGATTATTGAAGCTGATAACATTAACCTACCGGCTTCTTACGAAAGATTGGTGGCCCGTCCCGATTCGGCTCTCAAAAAGTACATAGCAAATGGATACTCCTCACTTATCAGTAAAGAATTTGGCAATAGCAAGGCCGCCAAAGTGAAGGATGAACTTAGCCAAAGCACACTGCTCGAACTCATTTCCCACAACTACCAATTTGATGATGTAATCATCGCGCACCGATATAATGAGTGGGCCAAGAAGAATAATTACAAGCCGATTGATCCGAGCACGGTTGGCGTGTGGCGCAACAAGCGCAGGTATGAAGTGGTGATGTATCGCGAGGGCAATGCAGAGCTCAAAAATACTTTCCTTAGACAAGTTAAGGGCTTCCGTCCGACTGCTCCGCTGTTCTTGATTGAGAGTGATGACAATCACCCGGATGTAAACTTCATCGACCTGGACAACAACACACAGGCGAAATATTTTGGAAGGTACAAAGCGATTCTTGTCATCGACTCTTACAATGATTACCTGCTCGGATATGCTTATGCCACTGAACTGAGTAAAGACCTTGTTCGCGCTGCTTATCTGAACGCGATGTATCACATACGAGAATTAACAGGCTCCTGGTACCTGCCTCACGAAACAAAAACAGACCGTTGGGGATTGAAGGAACTGATGCCATTTTACAAAAGCCTTGGAAAATATTTCCCGACTCCCGTAGGCAGTAAGAACCGTGGATATATAGAAAACCTCTTCGGAAATCACCACTGGAAAAATTGTTTGAAGCTGGCCGCACTTCAGGGAGGTAACTACACCGGCAACAACATCACTGCAAAGAACCGTGGCGTGAACATGGAGGTGATGAACCTCAATAAGAAAAACTTCCCCATCCTTGGCCAAGAGAGTGAGCAGCAAATCGAGCTCTTTATTCACAACCTGCGCCACTTACCTCAAAGCAACAATATCAGCAAGCAGCAACAATGGCTTGCGGCTTTCAACCGGATGCCAGATACCGATAAGCGTTTGATCAGCGATGAGCAATTCCTGCTCCGCTTTGGTATCGAGCATCAGCCAAAGAATGCAGATGGCATACGAATTACAAACCGGGGTATCACTCCTCAGATCAACGGAGTGAGATATAACTACGACCTCGCTCAATATAATATAGAGGACATTGGGAAGAGGGTGAGCGTGATTTACGACCCCTACGATATGAGCCGTGTACTTGTTACTGACTTTGGCTCCTTCCGAATGATGGCCACCGATGCAAAGCTATCACCCCGCGCTTTGCAGGATCACGGCATTGATAGCCGCACTTATCTCAACAGCATATTGAACGAGCGTAAAAACGATGTAGCGTACATAGCTGAAAGATCGGAGCGCAGAAAACAAGTATTGCAGGAAAACGGAATCAGCGCGGAAGCTATTCTTCAATCAGGTGTGATGATAAAGGAAATGAAGCAAGCAGCAGAACAGAAAGCCATCGCCCAGATGAGCGGTGCCGTTGACGAAGATGATATCTATTCAAACTATTAAAAAACAAAACCCCGATTGCGCGAACAATCGGGGCCAAATAAACAAGTAACAACTAAAACACAAATGTATGACAGACCACGAGAAAAAGGAAATTCAGATGTTGCTAAAAACTTTCGTTGAAGGGTATCCTTCTCAACGCAAAGCATCAGACGCGCTCCGAAACGTGAGCGAGGCAACTATCATTAACATCAGACGGGGCGACTGGGAAAGTATCAGCGATGATATGTGGCGCAACGTAGGCAAGCAAGTTGGCTACAACCACAAGACCAAATGGCAAATGGTGGAGACGGTTGACTTTAAAAGGCTTGTGCATTACTTCGATGATGCCCGTGAGTATGGAACTGTTTTTGCCATAACGGCTCCGGCTGGGTCAGGCAAATCATTTACCGCAGAATGGTATGAAAGCAAAAGGCAAAACATCTACCTGGTTAGCTGCACGGAGTACATGAACCGGAGAGATTTCCTTGAAGCCCTGCTTAGCAAAATGGGTAAAGCTCACACCGGCCTTCGCGTGAGTGAAATGATGGAGACCATCGTTGATACTCTTTTGAAGAAAGAAAACCCGCTCATCATTCTTGATGAGTTTGACAAAGTATCCGATTCGATTCTCTACTTCTTCATCACCTTCTATAATCGCCTTGCGGGAAATGCCGGTATCATCATCATGGCCACGGAGTTTCTGGCACTTCGAATTAACAAAGGACGGAAGAAGTGTAAGAAGGGGTATTCTGAAATCTACAGCCGAATAGGCAGAAGGTTCATGAGCATCCGGGGTACAGATGAAAATGAAGTGAAGGAGATATGCAGGGCAAATGGAATTTCTGACGTGGTGGCTCTTAGCTCTATATATAATGAGTGCGAGGGCGATTTGAGGAGGGTAAACCGGGGAGTGCATAAGTACAAGATGAAGGCACTGAAAAAAGCCGCTTAAAAAACGCTTAAAACCGCTCAAAATGAAAAATCTAACCATCAGACGTAAGAACGCCCCAAAAGATAGGGCCCTTCGGTTAAAGGCCAAGGTTTGCCTCGAGCTGAAATGGACTGATTTGCAGTATTCGGAGTTTCAATTTGAGATGGGCACAGCCTATTTAACTGCCTATCTGAATAGGGACGAGTACAGTATTCGGGTTATGGAGTCCAGCCGAATCTTCTGGGCATGGTGGCGCAACCATTGGACAAACCGGGATGAAACGTTCTTGGAGCAAGTGGTAAACACCACTTTTGATTTGGCTGATGTGCGCGAAATCTATCGCGACATACATGATGCCACTACCCTTGCGCAGCAAATCTATCCGAGCGGGACCATCCTGAATGAAAGCTATGCGCACATGATTACGGAATTGATCAAAGAAGAAACACAACTACAATGAGAAAACACAATCTATTATTTCGTGCAGGCTATTGCACTTTGCTCGTCATCGTGGCTTGGATAGCCACAGGCTTTATCTGTCAACTCTTCATCCAAGAAAAGATGATGGTTTTTGTAGTCGGAACGATTAGCCAACAAATTGTATTCGGCATGGGAGTGCTGTTGTTCCTCGATCCAGTGGAATCGCAAAAACCCCTTCTGACAGAAAAGAAAAATAAAATTTGGGCCTATGTGATTAAACACTATGGAACCAACCGTGAGGATTTGCTCGGGTTGCAAAGAGTATCTGTATTAGTAGATGCGCGAGGCGTCATTGCCTACACTATGCGCAAGTTTTTAGCAATGACCTATAAACAGATAGGAATTGAATTGAATCGGGATCACACCAGCATTATAAGCCTGATTGGAAGAATGCAAGATCGAATCGACACAAAGGACGATCAGATCGAAAAGCAAATCAAAGAAGTAGAGAAACTTTTAAACCAATAATACATATGACTAACTCACAGAAGAAAGATGTAGCTCGCGCTAACGAATTGATGCGCCACTACGCAAACGCACAGCAAAGCAAAAAGGACTTTGATGAGCGACACGCCAACGAACTTGCTGCTTACAAAAAAACGATGGATGATTCTGAAAAGGAACTCCTCGAGATCGCAGAAAGGAACAAGGATTTATTTGAAGATGATAACTGGCTGCTGGAAAATGGCTACGTACACGAAGCCACCAACTCCGTAGTTGAAACAACAAAGAAATTCAACTGGCCTGACTTCCTGGAACAGAAGGGTGACCTCGTGAAAATCAATTTTGAAACAGCGAAGGTTAAAAAGGCATGGCTGGATACCGCACAGCATAACGAGTTGATAGCTCTTGGTGTCCAGGTGAATACTACCAAGAAACTGGAAGTGAAAGTGAATAAGAAACCTGCTTAGCCATAGCGGATCGGGAATGTTTAGGGTTAGAATAATTAGAGAGGCTGACCCCGATAGGCCTCTTTAATACACGGGTAAGCGACCCGAAAAGCGCGAATAAGTGGAGGGGTATTGCCCTCCTTGATGACCACAGAAACCATTAAAAACCGCACAAAAATGTCAAAAACAAAAGAAACTGCCCCCAGTGAGCTCGCCTGGGCTTACGGAGCCAAACCAACAACCAACGAACAAATCACTTACATCAACGACTGTCTTGAAAGTGCTGAGCAGGATTTGCAGGCATTGAAGCAAGAATCGGATTCGGATTTAACCGAACGGGTTGATCAAATGCAGGGATTGGTAAACATGCTCAAATCCATCAAGGAAAATCTTATCGCCTGCCTTCGTATCGAGCAAGCTGATCACAGAGAAGGAAAGGCAGAGTTAGACGCGCTTCGAATCCGCGCTCAAAGGACTATGCCTGTGGACGATGACTTTAATGAAGTATTCATTGAGATACAGCAATCGGCCCGATGGATTTACAACCGGTATCCTGATTTGAAAACGGACGATGATGTAAAGCTTTTCAGACTCACTGAGGAAGAGGATGAAATCGCGGCAGCGCGGAGGCAAAATCAGGCTGAACTTCTTTCTCTACGAAACAGAGCGGTTAAAATACTGACCGGTCAAACCGATCCAATGATTGACCCTTCGAAACGCCAGGAGGAATTAGATGAGATACGGGGAAAGGCAATGATCATCTTCATCAACTTCCCTGATCTGCAAACTGACGAATACATCAAGCTCTTCAAACTTTAAAACGTCAGCGTCCATGTCAGATATCACCGAAAGCAAAGTCCTTGACTTTGATCAAATGCGCACCAGGTTGGAATTTCTTTTCCGCATGATCGGAAGGCTACAAATATCAAATCGTTTTCCTCCGGAAGTCATGAGCAGACTTACTGCGATGTTCAACGGAGATGGAATTTACTTAGCCTTTGTCCATCGGTATAAGGATCAAATCAATCTTGAACATGTGGAGATGAAGCAAGTGGAGCCGTTCGCAGAGATTGTCACCAGACACATGAATAATATGCGAAAGAGAATGGCAATTGTGGCACATGCTCCTTCTCAGGCTATTCTCATTGCGAATATTGAAATCGTGATCCGTGATGGCATGGATGCGATGATGATTGAGCTAAAGAACTTCTTTGACCCACTCAGCAAGCCTAAAATAAAGAACGATGCTTGATTGGATTTGCACTTACCAGATTGATGGAGGTCAACAGATCACCATTGAAGTGCGTGCTGTCAATGCTGGCATAGCCCAGGCGGCAGCAAAAGAATATGTGGCCGAGCTCCTGCGCACTGAGCAGATTGTTGGCACACCTGTATTTGTGAAAATAGAAAAGAAAAATGGATAAAGTAATATCACTGAGACAACCTTGGGCGCAGCTCTGTGTGCAAGGCGACAAACAATTCGAAACACGCAGCTGGGGATGTACCTATCGCGGTGAACTCTACATTCACGCAAGCCAGAATTTCCATTTCTCTGATTTGGAGCTTTGCCAAGCGGATGAGGATTTTAAAGCCTGCATTCCTGACCCGACCAAATTGAAAACCGGATGCATACTTGGCAAAGTAAAGCTTGTAAGTATTCAGCCTGTGGAGACTGTAACAATCAGCGCACGTGAGCGGAAGTTTGGAGACTACCGGAGCGGACTTGGCAGGCTGGCCTGGAAGCTTGAAAAGCCGGAGATGATTTCTCCCATTCAAGTAAAGGGAAAATTGAGCGTGTGGGAAACTAAAATCTATAAATGCAGTGACATAGTTGACTTTGAGATTTTCCACGGCACCAAAACGGAAATCATTGAAGGAATGATCGAAGGCTTCACAGATGATGGCCGATATAAAATCCGCTCATTTCATGGGCATGCCTACGAAGTAGATCATTGCAACATCAAAGGCCTTGTTCCCGACACTATAAAAATTTAATAAACACCAGCTAAACAAATATCTCCGGCTAAATGGCAAAGGTTCTCGGTCTCAAGCAGCTCTTACAAAGGACTTATGATTTTCTCGTAGGCTTGCCTCCTGAGATAACTCATAGCTTCGGCAAACTCACGAGCAATTTTCTAATGATCATCTGGGGCCAATCCGGAAACGGGAAGAGTAACCTGATCATGCAGCTTGTGAGGGTATTTATGAATTACGGTAACGTGCTTTACGTGGGGCTTGAAGAAGGCTTTGAAAGCACGATGCAAATGAATGCACTCCGGCATTTGAGTGAGGAGAGCCACAGTGGAAAGATTTTGTTTGCTGATCACGAAATGACCTACGAGGAGCTGATCAAAAGGCTAAAGAGGAAGAAGAGTCCAAGATTCATCGTCATTGATTCAATTCAGTATTGGAATATTGACTATGAAGATTACAAGAAATTAAAGGAGATGTTTCCTCGAAAGAGCTTTCTCTTCATCAGCCATGCCGAAGGAAAAGAACCGAAGGGAGCCACCGCAAAATCGATCCGGTATGATGTGCCGATAAAAGTTCATGTGGCCGGATATGTTGCATTTGTAACGAGTCGATATGGCGGTAACAAACCTTACGTGATATGGGAAGAGGGAGCTAAGAAGTTTTACGGAAAGACTTTCAATAAAGTAGTTGGCCCTCGCCCTGATCGAACGCCTGAACTAAAACCAGAACCAGGAGAACAACTTCAAATTGTAGAATCATGACAGTATTAGAAGCATTCAGAGAATTGGGATTACCAACGAGCCCACAGGTTTTATCTGTATTTGGATTACGTGTGGCGGCTATGTATCGCTATGCGGTGTTGGAAAAAAAGCAATATGAAAATGGTGAATGGATTACAGTTCGAGACTATTCGAATGCTGTTGAACTTAAAAATATAATCATGCACCTAGCTCAGCACGTAACATTTCAAAAGGAAAGTCCAGAATATCAATTTTATCAGAGCAGAAAAATAAGACGATGAAACGCTTAATTATCACTTCACCGGCATTCAATGGAGAGATCAATGTGCTCTATGGTCTGGATCACTCGCTTCAATTCATCGACTTTATGAAGTGTGATCTGAACAGTGAGCAGATGGATTATTTTAAACAGCATTGTCCAAGTCGTTTTGATTTGAAAGTAGATCAGTTCATATCATTCTTTCCCCGCAACCCCCGTTTCAATATAGCTGACGAGAAATACTTTGTTACGTTCGATCATTGGTGGAATAGATATGGCTTAAAACGCAACCGCGAGAGGAGTGAGAAGCTATGGAGCAAATTGAGCCAAGCTGATCAGGCCGCAGCACTATTCAAACTTGGCCGCTATGAGAGATACTGCCAAGTTAATACCTGGTACACCAAGGCAGACCCGGATACTTATCTAAGGAATAAATATTGGAACAATGATTGGAGCAAATGAAACAGGTCAGTTCAAAGTCTATTTGGACGAACCGATTGTAATCAAGGGAATAAAAATCGGCCACACTAAGGAAGGCCTTAAATACCTAATAGAACATAATGAGCACATCTTGAAAATAGCGACAGCTAAACAGCTTGGAGATACTGAAAGGCAACACATTCAGCTTTTGATTGTCAATTACAAGCAGCACTTGGCACTGTATAATTCAATTAACCTTTAAATTTTAAACTCTATGGAAACACTTAAAATCGAAATCCCCAAAGGCCATGTGATCGATAGCTTCGATCAGTCAACAGGCATCATCAAATTCAAAGAGAAGCCGAAGAATGTGATGGAACGCATCAAGACTATTGAAGATGTGTTGGCGGAATATGGCTTTACGCTTGAAGAATTTAGAAACAAATTTGCAAGCCTGGACGAAGACGAGAAAGCTTACAAGCTTTTGAAGTGGATGGTTTCAGTCCTCAATGAAGGATGGGAGCCAGACTGGAATGATAGTAACCAGGCAAAATACTATCCTTATTTTAACATGGGCGGTTCCTCCGGCTTTCGGTTGTGCGACTTCGATGACTGGCGCTCGCTTTCGAATGTCGGCTCGCGCCTTTGCTTTAAAAGCAAAGAATTGGCGCTTTACGCAGGAGAAAGATTCGTGGAGCTCTACAAACAATTCATGACCATTTAATCACTATGGAAATAAAACAACTAAAAACGTTCGAAGACGCTTGCAAGGTCTTGGGTCTCGACAATGAAAAAGTGTTACCTGATTTCTCTTTCTTTCCAGAGAAACATCAGAAGGCAATGACAGCACACTCAAAACTTGTGCTCATTGCGCAGGCAGCAAACCGCATAGCCAATGGAGGTGTTGATTGGACACCGGATTGGAATAATTACGACCAGTTCAAATACCATCCTTGGTTTGCAATGGATGGCGGTTCCTCCGGCTTTCGGTTGAGCGGCTACGATGGCTGGGACTCGCTTTCGCCTGTCGGCTCGCGCCTTTGCTTCATTTCCAGCGAAGTTGCAGAGTATGTCGGGGAGACTTTCGTTGAGCTTTATAAAGACTATTTCACTTTATAGACAATGAAAAATTTCACTGAAATAAAAACGTTTGAAGATGCTTGCAAGGTTGAGCGTCTTGATCCGAAGAAAGTCATTCCTGATTTTAAAGCATATCCTCGGGAGGATCGCAAAGGAATGATTGCCCACGCTAAACTTGTGATCATAGCAAAGGCACTAAACAAGGTTGCCAATAACGGCAAAAGATGGAAGCCAGATTGGAATAATGGAACATGGGATAAATACTATCCTTGGTTTGTGATGGGCGGTTCCTCCGGCTTTCGGTTGTACGGCTTCGATGGCTGGCTCTCGGATTCGAGTGTCGGCTCGCGCCTTTGCTTCTGTTCCAGCGAACTGGCAAAATATGCGGGGAAGCAGTTTATCAAACTGTATAAAGAATACTTTACGCTGTAAATAATAAAAACAGGTTGTGCGATGGTTGGGCGGTTCCTCCGGCTTTCAGTTGAACGACTACGATAACTGGAACTCGAATTCGAATGTCAGCTCGCACCTATGCTAAAGACTTTAATGCTATCGCAGGCCGTGCCTCTCGGCAAAAAATGACAATCAAAAAAACCTAAGTCGTTGGTAGTTCTTAACGAAGGCGACTTATGAAAAGCAAAGGCAAATGAAACGGATTGGAAACCTATACGAGCAAATTAAAGACCTGAAGAACATTCAGGAGGCAGATGCCAAAGCTCAAAAGGGCAAGGCTAGCCAGTATGGCGTTACTCTTCACAACAAAAATCGTGAGGCGAATCTCCTGATGCTTCACCAAATGCTATCTGAAAAAACCTACCGAACTTCCGAGTATACAACTTTCACTGTATTTGAACCTAAAGAAAGGCTTGTTTACAAGCTTCCTTTTTTTCCCGATCGCATTGCTCATCATGCGATTATGAATGTGCTGGAACCTGTTTTTGTTAACACATTCACGGCAGATACTTATAGCTGCATTAAGAATCGCGGCATACACTGCCTTTTTAATAAACTCAAACGCGACTTAACTGACATTGAGGGCACTCACTACTGCCTGAAATTTGACATAAAGAAATTCTATCCCAGCATAGATCACAGCACTCTTAAAGCATTGCTGAGGAGAAAATTTAAGGACAAGGATTTACTCTGGCTGCTCGATGAAATCATAGATAGTGCTCCTGGCTTGCCGATCGGCAACTATTTGAGCCAATACCTTTCTAACTTTTATCTCAGCTATTTTGACCACTGGATCAAAGAAGAAAAGGCTGTAAAATATTACTATCGATACGCTGATGATATCGTGATTTTGCATCACGACAAGGCGAAGCTGCATGAATTATTAGGCTGCATTAGAATCTACCTTGAAGAGCTGAAGCTGGAGATCAAAGATAATCACCAAGTTTTTCCGGTTGAATCCAGAGGCATTGACTTTGTAGGTTATGTCTTTCGCCATTCTCATATACGAATCCGCAAACAGATCAAGAAAAACTTTGCCCGCAAATTGGCGAAGAATCCAAACCATGCTTCCAAGGCTTCTTACCTGGGATGGTTGGGCCATTGTGATGCTAAGCATTTAACTAAAAAACTGATCGGCCATGAACAACTTTAAAGACTTCAATATTCAGCCCAGGGTGAATTCATTTGTGGGTGAAAAGATTCAGGTTCAGAAGCTATTCAACCTAACCATAAAGGTGCTCGACTATAAAATCGAGCCATCGAAGCAGAAGAAGGATACCGAGTTGCTTACTCTACAAATAGAAAAGAGTGGAGAGAAGCGTATTGTATTCACCGGCTCCAAGGTGCTGATCGAAATGATCAGACAGGTTCCAAAGAATGGATTCCCGTTCACTACAGTAATTAAAGGCGACAACGATTACTACGAATTCACATGAGCACACAACCACAAATCAAAGCTATCTACGCGCTGCTGAGTAAGCTGGGTTTGCGCGATGATAAAGAGAGCATTGTGCGGGCCTTCAGTGGCGGAAAGCACAGTAGTTTGAGCAAGCTGAAAGATGGAGAGGCGGCTGCACTTATTGGCCACTTAAAAAGCATGGTGAACCCGCACGATGCGAGTGACACCAAGATGAAAAACAAGATCATCGGCATGGCTCATGAGATGAACTGGACGATAGAAGGCACCGGCAAGGTAGATATGGATCACCTGAACAACTGGTGTGTAAAAAGTGGATACCTTCATAAGCCGCTCGATGCGTATCGTCACAACGAACTGCCGAAGTTAGTCAGCCAGTTTGAAGAGGTTTATAAGAGCTATTTGAAACAAGTATAAAAGGCTTTTCTTTTTCATTGTTTTCGTCCCCTTCTCGTGTAGTCGGGGACTTTTTTTAAATTACAGTAACAAAAAACGCAAAACCATGAAAACAGTAGTATTATTCTTTTTGCTTTTTCCTGTGCTCGTGTCGGCACAGATCAGCAATTTTAACAGCGACATTCAGCGCAATGATGTGAAGAAAATGATTTCGAATGTAATGAAGCACAGCGATCAGAAATTCACCGTTGAGGTAGACAGCTCCGGGACTGAAATGAACTACGTTCTGAAAGCTCAAAACCCAGTAACGTTCTCCTTCACCAAACAGCCGGGCTATAATTCATTTTTATTCAGGCGCATCAGCGGCCAGTTTGATGACCTGTTTGCGATATGGCGGCTATATTTCAATCCGGAGGCATCCAAGGATCAATTGAAGGCACAGGGTGAATGGAAGCTGATCAATGCGACACGGGCTTATTTCAGGCATACGCGACCAGAGTTTTGGACTATTGAGGTAAGAAACTAAAATCCAAACAGTCAATGAACGACCACGCAATTACACCCAATGCTGAGAAGCTTGTGCAGGAATGCATTAGTTTGTTTCAAAAGGTAAACAGTACGCGGGTTCCTGAAATAGCGAATCAGCGCAAAGCAAAGTTGAAAGACAAGCTTGCCGATCTGGCGGCTACAAAAAAAAGGATGATTAAAGAGGAGAAGGATTATGAACAGTTCGTCTACATGATGTTTTTGAAATATGAAATAGACTCCTCCGAACTTCATGACAGGATATCTAATCCTGAAAATTATACCGGGTAAAAAATGGGGGTTCGAGGCGTGAAGGCGGCAAAATAACGCGCCCGGTCAAATCGAAGCCCTGAGAAATCAGGGCTTTTTTTGTGGGGATAACGTCTGAGAAAATTTTTCGTTATTTGTGACATGCGCGGAACGCTCACCATTTTTAAGGATGTGTTTGAAACCCCTCCGATAAAGAAGGAGGAAAATGGCACTGGCCGCGATCTTCTTAAACAAAGAAACGAGTGCCTTGTAGATCGCTATTACTTCTATGGTAAATTTACCGACAAGCGATATTCCAAAATTTTAGAACATCTCTCACAAGAATTTTTCCTGGCTCAAATCACAATTGCCGATCTGTTGCAAGACAATTTTGAAATGATCGACAAGCTGCGCCATGAGCAACCTCAGAAGAATTACTTTACCAAAAAGTGGCCGCACCTGGTTTGGTGAGATCACGGATTCTCATCTATCTGTAAAGTAGCCGGATGTTTGGTGTAAACCGGGTTAGCAGAATAGTCTTCATAAGCCGTTGAGAAAGTAAGCACTCGAACCCGTAATCCTACCGGATCATTCTCCCGGTGCTCGGTTATTGCACTCACTCTCACCAGCGATTGTACATATGGATTAGTTCCATATTCCTCAGACGGTGGATTCGGTGCCCATCCCATCAATGCTTCAAACACCTTCTGTTCTACATCATAAAAGCTTAATGCCTTTTCGCGCACATCGGTCGGACTTATAAGAGAGCTTTGACTGAATGGAGTAAATCCTAAGCGGACTTGAATCATCAGTTCTCCGAACTGGCCGTTTTGTGCTTCGTTGGTATAGTTTGCCTGGATGAAATCAATCAGTGCGCAAGGGAAGCTTACAGATGGTTTATACTCAAACATTTCGAGCTGCCCGAAATCCTGATCTATCCAACGTAACTCAAGGACTTTTGATTTGAGTCGGTCTGAGATATCAATGAAGAGTTGTCCGAATAGATTTTTCATTATTGAGGGGGGAGGTTTGTGTTTTCTTTATTTCTTTTTTGTTGTGGTGATAAAAAAGCATTCCTCCGAGGAATGCTTTTTTTTGATCTTCCTAAGCTTCGCGATTTGGCCAGCCCCAATTTCCCTCTTCAGTTCCGAGGTTAATAGAAGTTTTCCAAAGTTGTCCTTCTCCATCGATATCAACTTTTACGTTGACGCAACTTTCGCTCCAAACAGCTACAATAGTTGCGGGCAGTTCGTGTTGAACATTTTGGTTAGACGATTCCCGCATCTTTTTTCTGTCTTCTTCGGTTGTTTTGTAGATCACAACCCTTCCAATCGTTGGTTTGTCCATAATTTAATCTGGATGAATTCGCCCATCCCTGCGTTAAGGTTTTAGTTCTTTGATTTCCTTCATAAAGAGAAATGAAGCCGAGCGTTTTATCCGAGCATTCAGATAAGGGCTATTACCTATAAACTGCCTGCGAGGAATCTTTTGGTTTATTCTCCGGGTATGCTCTTTCACGCTCTGCCCATTTTTTCTGCTGAAGCCTTTCACTGTTTGAATGATGCCAAGTTGTGATCCTTCATTGTGAGCCTTTGCATAAGGCACGTTTGTTCCAATAACAACCTGATCGTAGTTGGCTCTAATGACACGTATTGATCTCCTCAGCCTTCCTGTGCTTATTAGGATCGCGCCATTCCTTTGCTTTTTACCCCACGCCTTTTTTCTCTTCGCCCAAGGTTGAAACGTAGCTCCCATAAATCCTTGAAGCCGGAAATTTTGCAGGGAGAAGTTCACTGCCTCATTTCCCACCACAATGGGCAGCCTGAGCATAGCGTTCTTAAACTGCTTTTGTAGAATATCTATCCCTTGCTCCGGTGTCATTTCTTGGGCATTAACTTTTGAGCCTCTTCTAAAACTTCTTTCGGAATGTCTGTGAAATAAGGATGATCCTCCGGGAAGATCAGGCCGGTTTTTGCCAGGTTGGTTCTGAACATCTTTGGAATATCTGCGGATGGAATTTTATCCTCCGGAGTAATGTGGCCGGTTTGAAGCTGATCAACTGTGCTTCTGCAATTGAAATGATTGGGCGGATAGTACACATTCCAAAACGGATGATTTATGGGCAGGGTAGTTCCATCCAGGCTGCGGCATAGCTCTGTGGTTTGCGTGTCAAGTACGGCATTGAATTTCAGTAGCGGCAGCGTGTCTGCATGCTCTGAAATATTCAGCCACTTGCTTGCCATCTGTGCGCCAGCGATGGCCAGGTTGTATTCGGTTTGCAGATAAGCACCGACCCACTTCTCACTCATTTGCATGGCAATGGTTTTGAAGTCATTAAACTCACGCATTGTTCCATCCGGAGCGAGTAATGCTGCGGTAAGCTCACGAAGCTGCTGGTAATTTTTTGCCGCGCTGAACTGCCACACATTCTTTTGAAGCTGAGCCAGCATGTTGTAATCAGGCGTATTGAAATCAGCGCTTACAATGTCCTCACCGAAACCATTGGTAACACCGCTCCAAAACTTATCTGCGTATAGTTTGATCATGACATCATCGAGTCCGTTGATGCCGTGATTATTGAACACGCGCAGAATCATGGCCTGCAAAGCCTGCATAAAATCATTGGCTGAAAGATCATGGACATGATGCTCACAGCATGGTTTGTAAAGAAGATCTATTTCCGAGGATAACTTATCCAAAGGAAGGCCTGAAAGCCCCGCCAGCTTTCTTTCAATCGCTACGGGGCCGGGTCGAAAAAATCGGCCAGAGCTGTTCTTAAAAAGGTAATGAATGACCGCTTAGCGGCAAGGTTCTTTGCCATTATCGGATTGTCCTTATTCTTCAAAGCAGGTTTTGGTTTACCTGAAATGTGCTTCTTCAATCCCGGAGTATTATCTTCCTCCATCACATCTTTTTCACTGGCCGTTTTCTCGGCATCCATTTTGGCTTTCAGCTCATCGTAATTGTCGGGCTTGGTTACGCCATAAGTATCATACCAATAATCATCGCTGAAAGGTACTTTTGTTGATACGATCTGATCAACCTCTGCACGCGCTTTAAGTGCCTCCACATCGATCTCCTTTTCATAGCAGAATTTGCCACCGTCAGGATTGTAACCATAGCTGCGAAGGATGGTAAAGAATTCAGAGGTGTTCAGCGTATTGAGGATATACTTCATGTCGTCCTTGGTGATATCCAATTTCTGCTTACCATGCTCTTTCGCTTGCGCGTAGCCACTGCTTCTACTGCTATTTGTGGTTTCAGTCACGGCAAATACAATTACCGCAAGTTCCTCATCACAGGCTTGTTTGAATCGCTCCTGAAGCTGGCCATCGCCATTGCTTTGTTTGCCATCCATGATTTCAAATTCCGCCTGCTTTGGCAGTAGCATAGCCAGGGAGCTTCCGGCATTTTCCAATACTTCCTGAAGCTCCATTTTCGTTTTCATGTCGTAGCCGTCATATTTGGCTATGCGCACAGGCTGGCCGAATATTTCAATGTACTGCGCCCAGTCTGCGAAGTTTCCGCGCTTCCAAAGCGCATAGGGGGCGCATCTTGCGAGGTATCCCAAATCGCGCGTTTCTCCCAAAATCCAGAGATTGCTCACGCCCTCATAGGATACTCCATCTTCACCGTACTGATCGAAAGCAATCATTTTTTTCTCCGGCTTGATGTGCTTGCGAGGGATTTCTTTCCAGTGGAATTTCGGACCCGGTTCAAATTCAAATCCGGACACGCCCCAGCCGGGAGTTTCCATGATCTTTTTGAGCATGTTTCTAAAAACCATCGTCTCAATCAAATCGGTTATCTGATCATCCTTCTTTCCAGCTTTGTCCTTGAAATAAAGATTTTTGTTGAGGACGTCAGCTATCCGCTTAGCGATCATTCCGCTCAGTTTTCCATCGAGCAAAACATTGGTGTACAGGTCATACAACCGTGCGCGCTGAGGAACATAAACAGCTTCTGCATTTCGCAGAGCAGTAATAAAGTCGGCAATATCTTTTGGCGTTCGGTCGGGCGCAATGATCCGAAGCTCCTGCACAACGATTTGTGTGCCTTGTGGAGCTGATTCTTTTGTTACCACTCCTTTTTTAACTACGGTTTGGTCTTCCATATATCTTTAAAAATGTTGTCTGCGTTTGGTGTTTGAGCTGGATTGGATGGCATTGCTTTCATTGAAGTCAGGCGTATTGGGATCGTCTGACTTATAAGGCCATCCGTCAGGATCAACCTTTCCCTGTTGAACTTTTGTAAGCCATGAGATCGCATCTTCGTAGCTGGTACGCATCAATTTTAAATCGATGTTGGGTTGAGCGATTTTTACCAGCCTCCAAACAATCACATCAATGGTGATGCTTTTTAGGAACTCTGTGACGGTATCGGAAAGCGTGGTGCCATCGAATAAAACCGTTACATCATATCGGCTCAAATAGCCCTTAACCTCTGCTATTCCGGCATTGATGATGCGCGTAATAATCGCATCCGGGTCAGACACGGCAGTGTAGTTGGTGCCCGTCCAGGAGAATAGACTCCCACTTGAAAGTTCTTTGTAAATGATGTTTGAAATACCGGTGGCTGGAAAATCTGCCTGAGTTGCAAAATCATGGGTGAGCTTTCGGATGATCTCGTCAATGATTTCCGGGTAAAGGACTATTTGCAGGTCTGCTTTTACGATGAATGCCATGATTAAAATCTTTTAGAGTTGGGTTTACGCCTGATGGTCTTTATTCCACCCGGTTGTATGGTCATGTTCTTTGATTGGATGATCCACACGGCACCTTCAATGTCGTCAGGCCCATCCAATGAACGAGAATTTGCACTTGCGTTTTTGAACTGAGAAATCAATCGCTTCATGTGCTGGTCGTTTGATTCCTCCTGATTGAATATCAATTGTCCGAGCCTGTCAAGAGGCTCCAACGTACCTTCAATACGCACCCACTTATCGGGCTTGTCGCGTGTATCCGGAGTAAGTCCGAGCACACCGTTCCAATCTTTGCCCATGCTGAATACAATCGGTAAAACCACCTGTTCATAGTGCGGATTTTGAAGTGTGTTGTTTTCAATCAGGTAGAAAGCCTGACACTGCCCGTTGATATATTCTCTTGCCTGATAATACCATTCCACAAATTTTGAATTGGTAGTATTTTCAAGCCACGTTTTGAGCACGTAGAATTTGCCATCCAAGAAGCCAACAATGCTTACACACTTTGCACTGTTTTGCAATTTGCTTTTCAATGAAGGCTTATCCCGATTACTTGGGGAAGGGTCACCATAAACCACGACAAAAGGAAACTTCTTCAGCGGAGGGCATTTTCCAAATCGCAATTCTTTAAAAGTTGTTCCTTCTCGCATAGGATTGTTAAACAACTCTCGTTGACTTGCTTCGTAGCTGGTGTGACTAATTTGGTAGTTAATATCCTCTTCTTTGTTTTTGCCGGGCCATATTGACTTACCGAATTCATCGCGTATGTTAATTACTTCACAGTAGTCAGCCATTTCACCAGCTCTCACTACACAGCAGTCTTCGGCTATCTTATTTCCATTCCATACGATCAGGTAAGGCTCTGAAGTATCAACGGTAAAGAACAAAGCGTTTTCATACCACTCCCACTTTTGCTTTATAATGTCGGGGTTTCGACATTCTTCATCTGTGTCAAAATCATCCACGATAATGCAGTCCGGACGAATCTCCTCATTGCCATTACCGCGAGGACTTTGCCGCGCACCGATGGCGAGGAATTTCACACCGTTACGAGTAGTAAAGCTTCCCGACTCCCAACTTCCTGGTAGTTCCTGCTTTCCATAGTCATTGATCAGTCGTTGATTGCTATCAAGCTGAACCTGGTACTTAGTCAAAAACTGATCGGCTGCATCATTGGTACTTGACGTGAGAATGATGTTTTTCAGTTTCCCGAGCATGACCAGGTGGATCACATCCATCATCAAGGTTGTTGACTTTGCCAAGCCCCTGGCCCAATGCCGCACCTCGTACCAATGCCGCTTTTTCTCAAAGTTGGTCAGCAACCTTTGAGAAGCTTCTAAGTGGAATTCTGGCGATGGATATTTGAAGTACTTGGGAAAGTAGTATTGCTTCCATTTTTGCGGATCAGCTTCAAGCATAGCAATCCTTCTCTTCTTTTGATCGGGAGTTTCTGATCGATCAACGGGAGTGCTTTTGTGTATCCCTTTTCTGAATTCCTCCCAATCAAAAATCTGCTTCTGAATACTCATGCAGTCGCCATTAAGAATTCATGCCACAACTCAACGGCTGAAATTGCCTTTTCCTTTCCATGCGTTTGCTGCACGTATTGAATGAACAACTTTCCGGCTTCGGCTTTATGCTGAAAGGATAACTCGGTTTGCATTTTCTTTACGGCATCAGCCATTTTATTGAGCCTGTCGGATTCATTTGAATTTGGAACATTGTCAGGCGCATTTCGCGCTTCGATTTGTGTGAGAAGAGTATCGAACATTTTGCGTATGCGCTTGCGTTGCGGGGCAAATCCCATGCGCTCTTCTTCGCGATCGGCATCCCAGTCTTGACCGTCAGCAGTTTTCCATTTGCTGATACTTCGTTCGCTGATTCCAGTGATCTCAGAAATCACCTTTTGTTCAAATCCATTTTGAACATACAGTGTGTACGCCAGCTTCTTTTTGCGATCGATCTCTTCTTTCGTGTTTGCCATCGTACAAAAATGCGCACAGACATGGCCTATTTGAAAAAAGTAAAATGACTGTAGTTATAATGTCGAAGTAAGTTACCGCACGAATCGAAGTGTGCTAAAAAGCCGATTTGCTAACGCTTAAACACGCTTGCATTTTTGAGCCATCAAACAACGCGAGAGTAGGCAAAAGAGAAAGCAAACATAGGCATGACAGACAAAACCAAAAAGATCGACAAAGAATATTTACTGACCGACAACTCAGTGAACTCTTACGGCTTCCGGTTGCTGACAAGTGGCTATCTGATGGATGAATACAAAAAGAATCCGATCGGATATTTCTTTCATGGCAAAGCTGCTGATCATCCTCGTGAACAAGGTGTGCTAGTAAGATGGGAAGATTTGAGAATGGATGGAGACAAGGTTTATGGAAAGCCGGTCATCAATCTCAATCACCCGCGCGGACAAAAAACAGTTGAAGAAATAGAGAGCGGATTTTTAAACGCTGCCTCTGTTGGTCATTTGATTGTTTTGGATATCAGCACGGACGCAAAGGATACTCTTCCAGGACAAACCGGCCCCACTGTAACGAAATGGTTTAATCGTGAATGTTCATTAGTTGACATTCCTGGCAACTTCAATGCGCTGGCTCTTTACGATAAGGATGAAAATCCCATTGAGCTTGCAAACCTCGCTGACCTCTTTTCAAAACCGAAAAATTACAACATGAAAAAAATCGAACTCACGGCAGCTCAATTGGCAGCCATCAACCTCTCCGCTGATGCAGACGATGCGAAGTTTGCGCAAGCATTCAACGACCTGGTCGCAAAGGCCAAGCAAGTGGATGCCCTCACCGCTGAAAAAACAACTCTTCAAACCGAGCTTTCCAACCTCAAGAAGGAAGGTGTGAAGAAGGAGGTGCAAGACCTGATCGCAAAAGGTGTTGAAGGCAAGAAGCTCACTGTTGAAATGGGCAAGAAACTTGAGGTGACGTATGCCGAGAATCCCACAGGCCTGAAAGATTTGATTGATACGATGCCTGCTTATCAGTCGGTGACTGAAAAGATCACCAAGGAGGAAGATAAAAACTCCAAGGAGTATCAGGACTTGGCTGCGAAGAGTGGCAATGACTTGCTGGCGAGCGGTGAGATGGTGAAGGTGAAGGAGAAGTATCCTGATCTGTATAAGGCAAAGATTGAGGAAATCAAGAAAGAAGCGAACGGCTAAGAGCCGGTTTTCAATAAACATTTTTTAAACACGAAAAGAGCAAACATTTTTTAACCAAAAAATCCAATGGCAGTACAAAACGAAATATGGGTGCGGTATATCATGGATCGCCTCTACAAGGATAACGCGTTTCTTACGAAATGCTTCAGTGATGATCAGTATGTAATTGGCGGTCGCGTGGTTCACATTCCTCAGCCGGGTGCGGCTCCTACCGTTGTTAAGAACAGAAGTTCTTTCCCTGGTGTGGCAGTGCAGCGCACAGATACCGACATCCTGTACTCCCTGGATAGCTACACGACCGATCCGACCCATATCACCAACGCGGAGATGCAAGAAATCACTTACGACAAGATCGGAAGTGTGTTTGGTGACCATGCTGGTTATTTGGTTCAAACCGTGGCCGATGACCTTATCATCAAATGGCTGACTGGTCTGGGATCAGGCTCCATCATTGCAACAAGCGGGGCAGCCACTGCGGGATCAAACTGGGACCCGACTCTTACCGGAAACCGAAAGGCAATGATATCAGGTGACCTGAAAAAGGCTGCTCTGAAAATGAACCTGCAAAACATTCCCAAGCAAAATCGCTTTGCGTTGCTTGAGAGTAATATGCTGGATCAATTGACCAGCGACCTTACGCAAACTCAGTATCGCGATTTCTCGCAATATTTTGATGGTACCAACAACATCGTTGGTAAGCTGTACGGTTTCAATATCATGGAGCGTAGCGCAGTGGCCTATTCCGCAGTAACCACGAATGCCATCAATCCACTCGGAGCATCATTGCAAGCCACCGATCAGCCGGTAAGTTTTGTATGGCAGCAGGATGCAGTAGCCAGGGCATTAGGAGAACGCAAGTTCTTTGAGCGCAAGGATGACCCGTTGTACTACGGTGATGTGTACTCCGCTCTTTTGAGAATGGGCGGACGCAGGAGACGCGCTAATGATGCTGGCATTTTTGCCATCATGGCTCAGTAAAATAAGGATATTTTTTTTCAACGGTTTAGGTAAACAGAGTGCGCCCCGTAAGGCGCACTTGACTACACAAAATGCCAAAAGACGAAAACATCGATCTGAATAACCTTAGCCAGCGAGAACTACTGATCCTGGTGCATAGTGAAGTGAAGAGCTTGAAGAGTAACATGGATAAGGTGCAGGAAAATCAGCACAAGACCGACTTAAAAGTGAATGCACTGGAAACTAAAAGCAAGGTTTGGGCAGGAATCATCGGGGCAATTTTTGGATTTATCGGAGCAATAATCGGAAGCAGATGAAATTTATAAAATCAGTGATCACCTTTTTTACCAAGCGGCATGAGTTGTTACTCGGCCCCATTGGCATCTTCATTTGGTGCGCTTCGAATATTGTCATCCACATGATTGATAACACTGCTGCGACATTTGATGTGGCCGTTTTTCAAAAGATCATTTTCGGGCTTATTGCTTTCTGTGTGTACAGCTTCAGCGGATGGCTGATATGCAGAATTCAATTCCCCAAGGTATTTCGTTTTCTAGACGAAAGTTTTGATTCCAATTTTTCACAATTAAACCCAAAAGACCAATGCGTAATTTCATTGTGTGTATTAGCCTATTATTTGTTGGGCTTGGCACTTTGCGGGCTCATCCTGTAGAGAAGAGCCCAGACCGAAAGGTTCTCATTCAAAAGATCGTCTCCGTATACACGTCTCAAATCGGTGTGCGTGAAGCCACCGGGCATAATGACGGCAAGGAAGTGGAGATGTATTTATCTACTACTGGCTTTGCGAAAGGAAACCCCTGGTGTGCAGCTTTTGTAACCTGGACTTTCCTTGAAGCAAATGTACCCGCTATCAAATCGGCCTGGGCAGGCTCCTGGTTTCCTCCGGGTAAAATAATTTACCGGAAGGGATTGCCAATGAAAATTCCACCTGGTCAAGCGGACGTTGGAGGACTTTATTCATCCAGTAAGAATCTAATCACGCATGTCTTCTTTATTGATCAGTGGCCGCCTAATGATGACTATGCCATTACGGTGGAAGGGAATACCAACAATGCGGGAAGTGCTGAAGGTGACGGTGTATATAGGAAGCGAAGGGTAAAATCAAATATTGATCGCGTAGCCAGATGGGTGTGATCCAGCGAATATTATCCCTCATTTTCTGTGTGGTGGTTGTGGCCGGGTGCAGTCGCAAGATTGCACCCACAACAACCATCACTTCAACTACCAATACGGTAACGGAAAAAGAGGATAGCACTTGGAGCGACATTCCGAAAGTGAAGGAATTCACCGAGAATGTTGCCGGTACAATCATCCGGGTGCCGATATATATTCATTGCGACAGCTCAAACCACATCACACCGATAAAAGAGACTATTAAGAAAGGGAACGCCACCATCGATTTGAACATTGACAAGAACGGAAAGGGAACTATCAATGTGACCTGTGACAGCTTGCAGAAAATTATCAAGGAACAGACACAACTCATTCACCACTTACAGAAAGAAAAAACTACAACCATAAGGACGGTTGAACGGAGAATTCCGGTGATCACACATGAGCCTTATTGGTATGACATGGCCGCCAGATGGATAGCCGGGACGGTACTGTTGATTTTGATCATTTTCATTGGCTACCAAGTTTTAAAACAATACGCGAAGTACAAAAACCCACTTATATGAAGAAGCAGATCATTCATTTTTTCAAGAACCATAAACAGGATAAGGTATGGTCAACCAGCGATGGTTATTTGTTTGCCACCAAGCACCATGCCGATGCGCATGCAGGGAGCTTGAAAGACCAGCAAGTAAAAGAGCACGACCGAATTGATTTCGAGGATGAAGACGAGGACGAAGAAGTGACTGAACCTACAACCTCGGGAGACGGTGGTAAGAAAAAGGTTAAGGCTCCTGCAAAGCCAAAAGATAAACCTGCGCCAAAGGCAAACGACAATGCACAAGACGCACCGGCAGAAGGCGAGTCGAAGCCAGCCGGAGACGGGGCTGCACAGTAATTAGAGTTTTCAATTTTTTATAATTCAAAGCACACATGGCAAATCTTCCCAAAGTAACGATCATATATGGAAATGGTAACCTGCTTCAGGACATTCAAAACCTGGATGGAGTAGCGGGATTGGTAGGCACCGGATCAACATCGGGTTTGCTGGGTGTGCCTTTGACCGTTGTCAGCCTGGACGATGCCGAAAATCAGGGCATCACCGCCTTGGCAGAGCCGGATATGCACCGCCATTTGAGCGAGTTTTACGGAGAGCTCGGAGGCCAGCAAGAGTTAAATATCATGCTGGTACCGAACACCATGACCCTTGCTCAAATGCTTGACGATACCAATGCAAGCGGTGCTAAAAAGCTGCTCAATGCCATGCAAGGAAGAATCCGGTTATTGGGAGTATTCCGTCACCCGGTGGGCGGATATAATGGCGGAACAAACTTCATCGACAGCGATGTACAAGCGGCCATCACCAATGCAAAAACATTTGGAGACGCAAGATTGGCAGAGCTGAGGCCACTGAGAATGCTGGTAGAAGGCCGGGTTCAAAATTTTAATGCGGCCAACACACTTACTCCTAACACCCTTTCCAATGGTTACGCTGGCACCGTTTTGGGCGGAAGCCTCAACGATGGAAGTGGCAGCGTAGGCCTTGCACTTGGAAGAGCTGTAAAATATGGGGCCGAGGTGAAGATCGGAAAGGTGGCCAATGGCCCTCTTAACATCGACCAGGTTTACATCGGAGATAAACTATTGAAAGATGTTACAACCTTGGATACTCTTCACGGAGCAGGCTTCATCAGCTTTATGACACATCCCGGAAAGGCTGGATTCTATTTCGGGATTGACCGCATGTGCTCTACTGATGATTACCGATTGCTGGCTTATGGCCGTGTTGTAGATAAGGCCGCGCTGATTGCCGCTGCTGTCTACACAGATCAAATTGAGGACGAAGTAGACCTGGACGATAGCGGAAAGCTGAGCACAGATGAAATCATTTTCCTCGAGGAGAAAATAAAGCAGCAGATCAACGTATCGATGGGCAGCCAAATCAGTGATGTGCTGGTGTATATTAATCCGAATCAGGATGTGCAATCAACTTCGAAGCTTACTGTAAAGCTACGTGTAAAACCCAAGGGATATACGAGCTTTATTGATGTGGACTTAGGACTCAACTAATTAAAATCTTTCTATGAATTTCTCAACACAAGAAGCTGCATGGCAGAATATCAGTTTTAACCTGCTGGGCAGAAAGCTCACCGGTGTGAAGGGCTTTGAAGTGAAAAAGTCCATCGAAAAGGAACACGTGTACGGAGCAGGTTCCGAGCCGCTGGATATCCAGGAAGGGAATAAGAAGTACGAAGGTTCTTTGAAAATACTGAAGTACGAACTTGACCTTCTGAATGATGCTGCACAGGCTGCCGGTTTTGAAGATATCACCGAGGTGCCTCATACACTGATCAACTGCACGGTTCAGTTTAAAAAATTGCTGACTGACAAAACCCGTTTCATCAGCGTGGTAGGAATAGCCTTTACGGAAATGCCTACCGGTATGGATCAAAATGCCAAGATGATGGAAATCACACTTCCGTTTCTGGCCATGAAATCAACCCTGCTTTTCAAAGCACCAGGGTCGTAAGTAGGAACTATTAACTTTTAAAACCACACACATGATTAAGACAGAAACGAAAAAGGGAGAAAGCGTAAAAGCCATACGCGAACGCGAGCAGCAAGCTAAAGAGGTTCAGCTCCGCGAAATGTGTAACAAACTCGCCAACGAGCGATACACTGAGGCTCAGATGAAAAAGTGGAGCAACGAGTTTAAAGGCTTGTGGTTCCTACCTGTTCTGAATCAGGAAGGTGATAAGATCGAACAACTTGCTATCATGCGCCCAATCACCAGAACGATTCTCAGCTACGCCAGCACGAAAATTCAGGAGGAAGGTCTTTACGATTTTCTGGAAGCCGCCATGCGTGAATGCTGGGTGGAAGGCGATAAGGTAATCCTGGATGAGGATGAATACTTTATTCCTGCTGCTAATCAGTTTAACAAAATACTGGAAGGTAAAAAAGCCGCCCTGCTAAAGCGTTAAGCGGAGCATCAAAGATAGCCGAACATGACCTGTTCGGCTTTTTGGAAACGGTAGTTGAATACTATACAGGGCGCGATGCTTCCGCGATGAGTGAGGAAGCCCTGGTGTTGAAGTTGGCACACATCCAACGAATCAGAAAAATGGAATCAGATCAAAAACCAGTACTTTGAATCTCGAATTTTTCATACGTCTAAAAGAAACGGTTGGTAGTGGTCTCGCCAAGGTAGCTGATGTTGCCCGAAAAACATCAGCGGCTATCCGCAACACAAATGATACTGTTGTTGCTTCGTATGATTCCATCAAAAATAAGGTAAAGCAATTGGAGGAAGTGATTAGCAAAAGCACTTCCACCAAACAAATCCGTGAGGCCAGGATCGAGCTGGAAAAGCTTAATCGATTGGCAAGTAATCATCCGGGAAATATTGGAGGGTCTAAGGGAGGATTTTTTGCAGGTTTAAAATCTGCCCTCCCTGCCTTCGGTATAGCAGGCGCGATTGCTATGGGCGGAGGCGCCCTGAACCAAGGACTAGCTCAACAAGCCCGCAGCACAAGTTTTGAAGTATTAGCAGGCAAAGAGCAAGGAGGCCAATTGAATAAAGACCTCACCAAGTATGCGGCTGACAGCATTTATGGAAATGAAGTCTTTAAAGACGCTCAAACCATGCTTGGTTTTGGTATAGCTGTGAAGGATGTTATGCCGAATATCCGCATGCTCGGAGATATTGCGATGGGTGATGCGGAAAAACTTAATTCGCTCTCACTCGCCTTCTCCCAGGTGAAAGCTGCCGGTCGATTGATGGGCCAAGAGGTTTTGCAATTTATAAATGCTGGGTTCAACCCACTCCAACAAATCAGCAAGGACACCGGAATCAGTATGGCTGACCTGAAGCAGAAAATGAGCGATGGTGAGATCAGCTTTGAAATGGTTCAGAAGGCCATTGAACATGCTACGGGAGCCGGAGGGCTTTTCTATGACATGACCAACAAGATCGCCCAAACCGACTTCGGAAAATGGCAAGCCTTTCAAGGTCAGTTGGAAGGATTAGCTATGCAGTTCGGAGGGTTGATTGCCCCGATGTTTGGCTACCTGATCACCAACGTGCTTGCTCCTCTTGTAAATCTTTTGAGCCAAGTAGTGGAATGGGTCAAACAGAACATTGAATGGATTCAGCCATTGGCGATTGCGATCGGAGCCGCTACGGCTGCCTATTGGTTATATGTTTCTGCTGTTAGCGCAGGAACAATGGCAACCTTCCTTATGACGGGAGCGATGAAGGTGCTTAACCTGGTTATGACTTTAAACCCGATTGGGCTGGTGATCGCTGCTATTGCGGCCTTGGTGGCAATGGCTATTTATGCTTGGAATAACTTTGAAGGATTCCGCGCCACTGTGCTAGGATTGTGGGAAGTACTGAAGGTATTGTGGGAATACATCCAAGTTGCCATCATGCCTATCATCATTTTGATTAAGCTCCAATTCCTCGCGCTCAAGTGGGTTATCACTTCGCTTTGGGATGTGTTTAAGTGGGTATTCACTAAGATCGCAGACTTCTTTGCGTGGGTGTTTCAGCCCATTATCGATGCAATCAAATGGATGTTTAATGCAGTTGCAAATACCAAATTCGGTAAGAGCATAGCGGCAGCTTGGAACAAGGGGAAAAATTCTGCTACGTCATCAGCGGCCACTCCGGCCAGTGCGACACTGGGCGAAGCTGCGCCCGGAGCAAAAGCCAACAACGGGAACGAGGCAGTGAAAGAAATTGCCAGCGGTGGCCCGCGTGTTATCAATATCAACGGTGTGAAGTTTACCGAAAAAGTGGAGATACATGCTGCCACTGTAAGGGAAAGTGCCGAGGAGTTGAAGAAGATATTTGACGAGTATTTGTTGCGTGTTTTAAACTCCGGTGCCGCTGTTCAATGAGTATCGTAGCATTTGATATCGAACAATATTACCGCCAGATATTTGGAGGTAAGCCCTATAAAATCGGCAAGGAAGGAGCTTCCCCTGCGCTGGATGGGTTCACCATTAGCGGAACTAATGCTATTCCCTCCGGTGATCAATACAGCGATGCTGGGCATCTGCTTAAAACTTCTTTGTATGGTATTGAGATATGGCTGCCGGTGAAATTCTTCGGATTGAAGAAACTCACTAACCTGAAATTTTCATTTGATGAGCTTTTGCTTGCCTATACAACTGTTTCCGTCAGTGTGAAGAAAACGATGATTGAAACACCGCTTGTGGAACGCTCAGGAAGTGTAAAAGAACTCTTTAATGTTGACGATTACATGATCGAAATAAAAGGGTTTCTGATCGATGAAAACAGGGTATGGCCTGAAAAAGAGCTTAACTATATGAGAGCACTTGCCGAAAGTGATCAAAGCATCGGGATCGACAATGCTCTCACCAATATCTACCTGGCTGATAAAGGCCAGCAGGTTGTTATAAAGGATTTCAAGCTTCCTGAAGTATCGGGAGGCCGCAAGCACGTTCGGCCATTTTCTATGCAACTGGCCAGTGATAACATCTTTGAACTAATAATTGAATGACCTATGTTCAAGATGACTGCGGATGTAAAGTTTCAAGGATTCAAAGCAGTGAAGCCAAACGCGCTCACCTGGAAACGCTCTGTTGATAATTTCAGTGACTCGGCCACTATCAAACTTCCCAACCTGGCACGAATTGAATACAAAACAATTCAAACCGGCACACAATTTCAGGAAGGTACGCCAGTTTCGATTTATGCCGGGTACAACGGAGAAAATGATTTGCAATTCAAAGGCTTCGTTCGAAGAATAAACTTTACGGTACCTGTTGAAATAGAATGCGAAGGCTACAGCTATCAGTTAAGGAAGAAACTCGGAATTAATAAAAGCTATCGATCTACTACCATCAAGGCCATACTAACCGATTTGATCGGGGGCACGGACATTAAGTTGCATCCGGCCATCCCTGACATTCCTATTGATAAGGTAGTTTTTCAAAACGCTTCCGGCATACAGGTACTTGAATGGATGAAGGAGAAATGTTTGCTGACCGCCTATTTTGTCTATGATGAACTTTATGTGGGAGGCCTTCAGCTTGCGCCTGGATCGACTGTCAAATTCCGCTTGGGTTGGAACATTGTAAAAGACAATGAGTTGAAATTTAACGAGAAGGAATTTGCCCAGGTTAAAATAAGTGTCTATACCAAGGGATCGAATGGTGATGTTTCGAAGCAGAGTTCTACACCGAACGGAATGGTAAGTGGTGAAAAGAAATTCAAGACCCTGATCACCGATGCCAAGACTCAAAAGGATATCGCTGAGCGTGAGCGACAGACGATTTTAAACGCAGGGTACGAAGGTACCATCACCGCATTTTTGAAACCTTTTGTTGCTCCCGGAATGGCCGCGCAGATTGATGATCCCAAGTACAAGGCCAGAACCGGAAAATATTTTATTAATGGAGTTGAAGGAAGTTTCTCCGCTGGAAGTGGAGGCAGGCAAAAAGTTAAAATAGGAAGATCACTTGGATAAGGACGAACAAATAAGAAGAAGACTAAAGCAGATGGCTAGTGAAGTTGGCCCTTCTGTTTCTTTGTTGGCGCAGGTAAAAACTGTGGACGAAGCAGGAATGGTTTGCGATCTGTACGATGATGAAAATGGATTGGATTTTCATGATGTAAGGCTCCGCCCCGTGCTTGACAATAAAAAGTCGGTTACGCTTATTCCCAAGATCGGGAGTTGGGCGTTAGCCGTTCGCATCGAGGATTCAGATGATTGGATGATCGTTTCCTGTGGAGAAGTTGAAAAGGTTCTTTACACATGTGACAACGTAATATTCAATGAAGGATTGAATGGAGGTTTGGTGAACTGGCCCGAAGTAAAGGCCGAACTGGATAAAACAAATGAGCTTATCAGCTCCCTGGTGGGGGTAATTAATGGTTCAATCATTCCAGAGCCAGGCAGTGGAAGCGCATCAGCACTTCAAGCGGCACTTAAATCTGCTTTGATCGGGAAAGTATTGGGTAATTATGATGGTAAGGAGGACACTAAAATTCTGCACTGATGCAAGACGTATTATTCAATTTTTCTGATGGAACGATCTTCAAGAATGGTGATCTGAATATCGGTGTTTGCGATGATCAGAATAAAACGATCCTGCTGGTTTGTGAAAAAGGAAGCTTCAAAGAATTTCCATCTACTTGCGTTGGTGCAGGTTCCTATTTGGAAACAGAAGATACAGACGCTCTGATAAGAGAAGTAAGGGCTCAATTTTCAGCGGATGGCATGACGGTTAAATCAGTTTCAATTGACAGCGATAATAAGTTAAGGGTAGATGCCTCTTACTAAAGTACTATATGGCCAAGAGCTGAGCGATCTGTGCAGAGATGAAAATCTTTTTGCCGCTGCTGATCTTAATGGAATTGGGATCACCGATATACTGGCCCCAGGAAACATTTTATCTCTTCCTGAAGAGAATGACTTTTTTCAAGGGCTACCTGAAGTAAGGAACAGATTAAGCGCGGTTTTAGCGCAAAAGTCAGTAGCAGGTCAAACATGGAGTGACATTGTTATTCAGGAGTTGGGTGATGAATCCTATTTATTTGATCTGGCTGATTCAAACCAGGTAGGAATAACGGATGATCTGGCACCAAGCACGAAACTTAACATACCAACTGTTTCCAACCTCAGCAAACAGAGTATTGTTTCATTGCTTCGCGATCGTAAGCCTTGCAGTCTGTATTATGGAGCTGGTAATCCTGCTCCTCAAGGCATTGAATACTGGGGGATAGAAATTGATTTTGTGGTTAATTAAAAAATAATAAATGGCTCGTAGCATTGACGAAATTCAGCAGACACTTCTCGATCAAATTACAAGTGATCCCGTGTTGAGTACTACCGCTACCAATACAAGTAAGGTCGCTTTTTATCGGCTGTGGACTCGTATCGTGGCCGTTTGCGGATGGACTATTGAAGTATTGATGGACACATTTCAGGGAGAGGTGAATGAAAAGATAGCTCAGCTAAAGCCCCACGGATTGAAGTGGTATGCTACCATTGCTAAAAAGTTTCAATATGGTTACACGCTCCCTTCCGACAGCGATGTTTATGACAACACAGGTTTAACAGATGATCAGATCGCGGCCAGCCAGATTGTAAAATATTCAGCAGTGACCGAAGGAACGGATAAGCAGCTTCGTATTAAAGTAGCCAAAGCTAATACTGATTTGACTCCTTTGACGGTCGGTGAGCTTTCTGCCTTCAGTGAATACATGGCGAGGGTAAAGGATGCCGGAGTAGGATTGAACATTGAAAGCAACACTCCGGATAATCTGAGGCTATCCTTAAAAATATATTATGACCCGCTGATTCTTGACTCAACAGGCGCAAGAATTGATGGTTCTGATGACACGCCAGTGCAAACCGCAGTGGATACCTTTCTTAAGAATTTACCTTTTAACGGAACTTTTGTGATCGCATACCTTGTGCAAGCTCTGCAAAAGGTAAGTGGTGTGGTGATCCCCAGCGTAGTAAGCTGTGAAACAAAATATGGCAGCTTTCCTTTTACCGCTGTGGATGTAAAGTATGTGCCTGACGCAGGTTATTTGAGGATCAATCCTCCAACCGATTTAACAATCACCTTCATCCCTCAATCGCAGATATCGTGACGAACACCAATCGATACAATATCGACTACAACAAACTCATACTAGCTCGCATTCCGGTAGAGTTAAGAAGCCCGGAAGTGATTGCCTGGGTGACTTTGCTTTGTATGCCTTTTGCGTATTTGTATACGGTGTTAATATCATTCCGTCAAGCGAAACTTTACCAACTGAGCATTACTCCCCAAGTGTGCTACCTGGAAAAAATGCTCAATGACCGCTACGATTTTTTGCTACGCAGGATTTATATCATAGACGGGGCTTTGTTCGATCCAACATATGAGTTTTTGAAAGTGGAGAACAAACCTAATTTCATTTACACCAAAGCTGAAATAAGTGCAGGTCAGCCCGCTTCATATGATTACCTCAAGGGTGAGATTGGAGCCTTCACTTTTGATTTTATCGTTAAGGTTCCGACCTCTCTGACATTCAACCAGGATGAAATGAAAGGACTGATTAACACTTACAAACTGGCAAGCAAGATTTACACCATTCAAACTTTTTAATAATGAACAGGATTGATTTCACCAAGACCGGAGGCATTCTAAGATCGCAAGAGCTGTGGGCATATATGCAAAGTACCTACTCTTCGCTCTTTTCAGCTATAGCAAGTGCTGTTGGCGATAATGTAATCTTATCTGGCGTTGACGATTTGGGGGCCAACTATGGCAACGGATGGGTTGTGATTTCAGGAGAGATTCTTCCTTTTCAGGGAGGTTTGAAAGCCACTCAGATTATCATAGAAGAAACGATTACTCAGGAACAATACAATGATGGCAATAGTAAAGACGCATACTATACGAGAGTAGCGAAATGCGCCAACACGGGAGGGATTCCTGTTACGTCTTTTAAGAGGATGGTAAACATCAGCACTTTGATTTCACCTGCTGATCTGACCGCTGCGCTAAACTCGTTTAGAGACTCATTGGATGATTCCACTATTCCCTATGATAACGCAGGTTTTGCCTATTCCAATGGTGCTAGTGCAGGTTCAAACATTGGAGCTAAAGTTACTTTGAGGGGAACCGTAAAAATCCAAGGGTTTATTAATGGGCCATCTGGGGGATTTGCTAATAATTCCATATATCTCACTCTTCCAGCGCAATTCAGGCCAAGTAAAAATATTATCAAAGTAGTGGGAGTTAAAAAAGCTGGCGGCACAGGCTTTCAGGCAAATGCCTATATCGGAACGGATGGAACTATTCGATTTGAATCAGATACAACGTTGTCAGTTTCATTTCCGACTGAGATTCACTTTGATGGCTTAGAATACGACTTATAATTTATGTCAGTACAATCGAGAGATACTATAAAAGCATGGTTTCAGCGCGGTTTGAAACCACTGGCCACGCAGTTTGCTAGCTGGATGGATTCGTATTGGCATAAGTCAGAAGATCAAATTCCAATCTCAAGCATTGATAATTTGCAAACTACACTCAATGATCTTGCCCCAGCTTCAGCTATAACGAATTTGCTGGGTGGAGTGCCTGTAGAAGGCAATACTTTGAATAAGTTATACCAGCTCTATTTAATCATAGTTCACTTTAGAGGAAAGTATACTACCCTTTCGGCATTGCAGACTGCTTACCCAACTGCCAACGATGGTGACTATGCTATTATTGATGCAGGAGCTGGCTCCAACGCAAAAGAATATATCTGGGATGCTCAGGAGGGATGGATTCAAGGAAGCGGAGCTAGTACAGCCGGTGCTGTATCTTTTACTCCTTTCGGTGGAATTTCGGCAACAAATGTTCAGGCTGCACTTCAGGAGCTTGATACTGAAAAGGCTAATCTGTTAAGTCCTATTTTCACGGGCAGCCCCGCAGCTCCAACACCAACAGGAGGAGATAATTCTACCAAGATTGCTACTACGGCATTTGTATCGTCTGCTATATCTGCTATTAGCCTCGCTTTGAATGTTGTTTTAACAGCCAATAATAGTGCCGGAGGACTTCAAATAAAGAATCTTGCTGATCCCACAAGTCCGCAGGATGCAGACACAAAAGCTGCCCGGGATGCGGCTATTACAGCAGCCATTAATGCTGTGCTAAACTCTGCGCCAGGAGCTCTCGATACATTGAAAGAACTTGCCGATGCGTTAGGAGATGACCCTAATTTTGCCACCACTGTTACTAATTCACTGGCAACAAAAACAGATAAGCTCACGCCAGTAGCTGTTAAAACAGGTGCGTATACAGCCGGTGCGAATGAACTTATACCGGTGGATGCCAGCTCCGGGAATGTTCCGATCGCGCTGCCTTCAGCTCCTGCGGATAAGACTCGCGTGGTGATAAAGCTGATTGCTGTTTCGGGTTCATTTACTTGTACGATTACTCGGGGTGGGACTGATGTCTTTAATAAAGCCGGTGGTGGAACATCGATCTCATTAAGCTTGCTAAACCAAGCCGTATCGCTACAATACAACTCCGCATCGGGCATTTGGTATGTAGTGAGTGATGACATTCCGCTGACTCAGCTTGACCAGCGTTTTGCTGCGGCTGCAACGGCCACTGGCACTAACACCTATGCATGTTCTCTTGCCACGCCTCTGCTGGCATACAGAACTAATCAGGCGTTTTTCATCAAGTTCACCAATGGCAATAACGGCACACCGGTGACTTTAAACATCGATAGCATGGGAGCCAAGACGATCAAAAAGAACAGTGTGGACGATCTGGCCGTGGGGGATATCATTGCTGGCCAGCTTGTAGAGATCGTTTACGATGGCACAAACTTTCAGGCGATCGGACTCACCAAGGTACTTGAAACCACTGTGAACAATATCGCCCAGGATCAAACCACCCTGGCCATTTACAAATCATCAAACTTCGGATCACCTTAATTTTTTAATCATGGCAAAGAACACACTTACCTATTTCACGAAAGACCTTCGAGCAAAACCGACTTCTTTTCAGAACTCTGACGGCACGACAGCAAAACAAATTTTCGATCCTTCAATTGAAGGCAGCCGGGTTGATGCCATAATTATTACTTCAACGGATACCGTGGCGCGAACTTGCATTCTTCAAATCAACAATGGAGGCACGATATCTGCCCTGGGGCATATTGCTGTTCCTGCTGGAGCAGGAACAGATGGGAGTACTTCTGCGGTGAGTGGATTGAATACTGGTAATCTTCCTTGGTTAAAAAAAGATGCTAATGGTAATCCATACATCAACCTGAACTACGGAATGAATTTGGAGATTTATATGCAAGTAGCTGTAACAGCAACTAAGCAAGTCAGTATTACAGTTCTTGGTGCAAACTATGACGCATAAAATATGCACTTAAACACTGAAGGGAATTCGCCCTCATTAGCTTCTCAGAAAGGGCTTGGATGGAACAGAGCGTTACCTGCTCCTTTTAAGTTTGGTAATGCCTGGCAGCCGGATGGAACCAATGATGCATTTTCTATCACCGGATATGCCAATAGAACCTTCTTTCCTGTATTCACCATTGAGTTTTGGACGAGAGCTAATTTTTTGACAGGCTGTGTACTTTCTTTAAGCGTTGATGATGCCACTACTACTACCATCTCCGCGGTTCTATTTTCCGGTCAGTTAAGGCTTTATTACAATAGTGCTTCTCTTGCTGCTTGGTCTCTTACTACTGGCGTAGATGCGTTTATCAGTTTAGTAGTCGATACCGGTGCAAAAACAGCAACACTTTATAAGAATGGTAATAAAGTATCAACTCTCACAGGACTTACCACGGTGTCAATAACAAAGTTTAATTCTGCTTCTATAGGATCAGGAGCCATTACGATTTTGAAGGACAAAATCGATGAGCTTCGTTTTTACAAACGCGCTATATCCCTTCAGGAGCACGTATCATCTTACAATTTTGGATATGGTAACAACCCGGCACAAACGGAGGGGCTTGAATTTTGGTACACTTTCGAGACTGGTGAATCAGATACGGCTTTATATCCGGGTGGCTTGCCGGTTGGTTGGGCAAGTGGAACGTGGGGTGTAAGAGATCAAAGCCCTAATGGTTTTCATGCCAAGCAGGTAAATCAGGCAAACAACGCAACACTCGGAGGATCAATCACAACCTGGTAAAAGTAAAATTATGTCACAGTACGCATACATTCCGATCAACATGATCAACCAGGTGCAGCAATTTTACTCCATTGCTTCACCATCCACTTGGACGTTTGAAAAAGATGGTCAGTCCTACGGTGGATTCGAGGAGTTTATTTTTTCACCAGCGCAAAAAAATGAAATCATTTCTCTTGGAGGCCAGTGGTTTGAAAGTGCGCAGGCTTTCCAGGACTGGATGAGTGGAGCTACAGCGATCGCCAAGCAGCAAAAGGATATCGCGTTTGGCAACTCGCTCATTGCTGAGTTCAATGCTGCCGAGCAGCAAACGGCAGTGGACGCCAGCACCTACCAGGCGATCATCGAGGTATTTAAGTACGCCTTATTTGCGCTTCAGATGGGAAACATTGTGCAGGCCAGGGCGCAGATCATGGCCATCAGTATAACCAACTACGCACCGGTGTGGGATCAGAGCAAGAGGGATTACTTCATCAGTAAAATCGATAACTATTTAGCGCAATGAAATTCAACGACTACAGAGATGGCGACTTGGTGCTAGTGCGAGTAAAGAAGTTTAGTACCTGGTACCGTTGGCTTTTTGCCCAACTCATCCGCCTGGTGGATGGATGCCACTATCACCATGCTCAGCGCGTATTCAGTGGGTGTCTGATTGAAGCAGATACGAAGCTCCGGATTTCACCGATCGATAAAAATGCCGGTGATCAGATTCTCGTGCTTCGGTTGAAATCCACGCTGAGTTACAAAGAGCTGATTGAAGCGAACGTGCTGATAGATAAATGGAAGGGTGAGGATTATGATTATTGGGGGGCCATGTTCTTTCAACTTCTCTACATTCTTTCGGGCCGCAGGATATGGCTGGGCAGCACCGGCAGCAAGGCTGATCGCAAATTTTACTGCACGGAGTTTTGCGCTTCCCTGGATTATCATCTCCGAGGCTATTTCCCGGATCACTATAAAATCAGTCCTTCCATACTGCATCAGAAAGCAAGTCTTTACTATGAGGTAGTGTATGAGGGAGAAGCTTAACTAAAGTAAGAATGCTATTTGGGGAAGGATGAGCAGATCAAACTCAAATAGTAAAAATGAACGTAAAAACACCAATCAGTTATTATGGTGGAAAGCAAAAGTTGCTTTCCACTATTCTCAGTAAAATTCCTCAGCACAATTTGTATTGTGAACCATTCTTAGGAGGTGCAGCCGTGTTCTTTGGAAAAGAGCCCAGTGCCGTAGAAGTAATCAACGACACCAACAAAGAGTTAATCAACTTTTACAGGGTCTGTAAAGAGAAGTTCCTCGACCTTCAGTGTCTTATCAGGATTACCCTGCATAGCCGTAAGGCCCACCAGGATGCCAACATTATCTACTCAAATCCTCATCTGTTTACCGATGTGCAGCGGGCTTGGGCCGTGTGGGTACTCAGCTCACAGTCATTCAGTGCTATGCTGGATGGGAGCTGGGGCTATGATATTTCCAAAAGAACGACCACAACGCGTATTTCCAATAAGCGCGAGCAGTTCACCGAGGAGCTGGCGATCCGCTTACAGGAAGCTCAAATAGAATGTGCGGATGCCTTATATATCATTCAAAGCAGGGACGGAGCCGACAGTTTCTTTTACTGCGACCCGCCTTACTATAACTCGGATTGCGGCCATTATGACGGTTATACTATCGAGGATTTCGAACGCTTATTGCAGACTTTGAGCGGCATTAAAGGGAAGTTCTTGCTGAGTTCCTACCCCTCTGACTTGCTGCGCAAATATGCTAAAGCAAACGGATGGCATCAGTGGAGCTTGGAGACGGGAGTCACCGTCAACAATAAATCAGGGTATTTAAAGCGAAAGATTGAGGTATTGACGGCCAGCTATGAAATATAG